GCAAAGTAAGAAGATCCGTCACCACGATATCTTGCAGGTTGGTTAGAGAAACGGATTTCTCTTTGCTCTCCTGTCTCGTTATCAACCCATTTATTTACAAGTAAAATGTTATGGGTAGGTTTAGAAAATACAAATGGAGCTGAAGGATTGTTTGTTTCAATCTTTTGTATAACGCCACTATTATATGTAATTCTAAGACCTTTATTTTTATTCATGTAATCAGGAAAAACTTCTTTTAACTGATTCAAATCCTCTTCATCAAGGATAAATTTTTGGCCATCTTGAAATAGCATAGTTGTAATTTATTATGTTATTATTTTGTGTGTGTGTGTGTTTAGTAAATTGGGGAGAGAGTTCCCTCCCTCCCCTTTTTACATATTTTTAGACTAAGATTAGTCTGTGATACGAGTGAATTGCTCCAATGTGAAGAAGTCAAATCCAAGGTCAGATGACAAGTAAAGACGAGCAACGTCAGTTGGCCCAATCTTACGAGCAGAAGCACGACCATCGTCTGTGATTTCCATGAAGCGGCTATATCCATCCATCTCCTTGTAAACCAACTCGATACGATTGCGAAGAACTCCTTCAGCATCTTGAACTTTGTTCAATGGGATAATCCAACCGCGGCGGCGTAACTGTGAAGTTGTGTTAGCAGCAGTAGTTGCAGGATCTTGCATGAAACGAGCGTTCTTTAACGCGAAGTTGTAACCATCTACGTTGATAGCGTTCCAAGAGAAAGTAGAGAACAAAGTCTCAGTTTGCTCCATGTTACCACCGAAGAATACGTCAGCAATTGCTTGAGTTGTAGCGTTAACCAAGTTAGCATTTTGGATGTAAGATCCAGATGCGCTGTTCAAATCTTGCATTAACTCAGAATACAATTCAGTAGTCAACCAAGACAAGAACAAGTTGCTTGAATAACGGCGGCTCATTACGTTAGCAATAGTACGGAAGTCAGAAACATCAAAGTTACCTGCACCACCAACGCTGTGAGTGTAACCACGAGAAGTGATTTCAGCATCAAGACCAGAGAAGGTTTGAGGAACACCTGAGTTAGTTTGAGACTGTCCGAAAATCATTGACAAAGCGATTTGCTTAATCAAACGGTATTCAGCCTCGTCTTGACCTTCGTAGAAGAATCCGTTCATCTTCTTAGTCTTGCCATCTCCGTACTCAACTTCCATCCATTGTGGAGCGTTAGTTTTTTGAGTACCAGAAAGTTGGTAAGTCTCTTTGAAGATTTGAGTCTTCCAAGTGTACTTAGTCCAGAAAGATTGAGATGAAGTTGGTTGGTCTGTTCCTTCGTCCCATGCAGAACCAACTACAACGAAGATATCACCTGCAGTAGCAGCTGAGTTAGTTGTAGAAAGAAGTGGGCGAATAGTTACAGCAACACCTGTAACAGCAGTTACAACATACATTGGTAAAGTTGCAACACTAGTGTTCATCAACACTTGACCTACTTTAGCGTAAGTGTAAGTTGCAGGTTGATCAACGAATGGGAAAGACAAGTTAGCAGGGGCTACAGCACCACCAGCCACAATATCAGAGTTGAAAGTCAACGGCAAACCTGCACCTGGAGCAGCAATAGTAGCGTCAACAACAACTGGAGCGTCATAAAGACCTTTTTCCCAGTGCCATCCTGTTACGTTTTGCACACCACGCTTCATTCCTAATCCCATCAAAAGTTGGAAGTCAGAAAGACCGTTGTCACCGAATTTGTTTTTAAGAGTACGCAAGTAGTGAGGCACTAATAAGCCTGTAGTGTAACTCGCGTCAAATAAAGATAGTAACGAACCATTCAGACCTGCTGAAGACGCTACTGGAGTATTTGAAGATGTTCCAAAAGCCATTTTGGTAAAATATTAATTAGTAAAAATTGTTTTGTTAACTTCTACAACTGTTTTTCAAAGTATTGCAACAATTGACTCTTCTCATTACTTCCACCCTGCTTTTCCGGTCTAGCAACAGGCGATCCATTATGAAACTCTTTAACCGATTTTTCTAGGGCCTCCCCTTTAGCGGCTGTGATAAGAGATTTATAAATATTGGCTGCTTCTAAATTTTCTATTCGGCTCCGAACATATGTGTTTATAAGCTCAATACTTTGATCGTCTGGTAAAGATGGATTTGAAGCGATGATATTTGTAATCTCTTTTTGGAGCTGAGTTCGGGTTTCCGCAGACACCTGCGCCTTCACTTTGTACCCCTCAAGGTCATACTCCACCTCTTTCAAATCAGTCAGTTTTTCAATTGTCGGCTTCCATTCCTGGACAGCCTTTGCAACAGTCTCTTTAGACTCGTTGTATTGGTTACGCAAAGATGCAACAAAATCTTTATTCTGTCCAATATTTTGTAATTTTTCTTCGACTACAGCAATATTTTTTCCAATCTTCATCTTCATCACCTTTGGAGCGTCTTCAAATGTAACGTCAGCATAGGTGTTGTTCTCGTCTGCGATTGCCTCACATAAGTCTTCGAATGTCATGTTATTCAAAAGATCAGGCTCTTGAATTACTTGAGAAAGTGCCATGACTTGAATTGGATTCTGTTTAATTTCATCAGATGTTTTTCCAACAAATTTATTAGCGATGTCTAAATCGTTAATCCCTGTGTTTCTGATAAAAGAGTTAAGACTAGCAAGTTTTTCATTTGCAAAGGGAGACTCTAACTCTTTAATTAAAGTTTCTTGTTGAGAGATAAGAGGCTCGTACTCATCGTACTTCTTTGCTCTTTCCTCAAAGGCAGAATACTTTTGTTTGATAGAGTCCATAGACTCAAAGTCTCCGAAAATTGCCTTTAAGTCTGATGCTTTAAAGGTTGTATCCTCGTTAATAATTGGTTCTGCCAAAGGAGCAGGTTCGCCACCATCATCATTTGGTGTTGATGTAAATGCAGGTGCTTCTTCTCCAGAAGGCGTTGGTGTAGGAGCCGGGTTATCCACACCTAAGAAACTAAAAATGTTTGTAGGTGTTCCTTGTTCTTGATTTTCCATATATGTGTTATTTGTGTTTATGCGCTTGGTTTGCGGAACTTACCTGTAATTTCAGTACCAGTCTGTTCCTGTAGATATGCTTCTGCCTTAATCTCCTCGATTGAACCTTGAGTCTCGGCAGCGATAATCATTTGTTTTTCTTTAATTCTAATATTAGAAAGAGCCGCTTCTTTTTCAACTTCAATCTTCGCTGCCATTTGAAGTAGTTCCATCTCACCCTTCTGTTTCATCAACTCTAACTCTTGTAGAGATTGTGCTTGAGCCTGTTGGTTTTGAGCAGCCATTTCATCATTATACTTACGCTTCTTACTGCTCTTATATGTTAAGTACCAAGTCGCTTCTTTTAAACGACCTTTCTCCAACATCTCTAAAATCATAGTGTAGTCAGAAAGTTCTATCTCAGGCATTCCGTTACGACCTACTTTTAATGCAGTCTCAGCCGCCTCAGCAATTTTAAACTTCTGTGTGGAAGAAATTTTATTGCTAAGAGAAATTCCTAACTCATCTAATGTAAAGTCAGCAGCAGGCATCATATACTCAATTGCTGTTTTTCCAAATATTTCCTCGTAATAAGATTTTACCTCGCTATCAAAACGCATGGTTGTCATGGCACGAAGAGCAATGTTCTGTCCCATCTTAACTTTCAAACGCTCTAACGCTTGTTGTAGTGGCCACAAAGCATTGTTAGTAGCCTCGACTTCCATCTCAGCAACTCCGACTAACTTATCCCCTTTTGGAGGAGAACCAGCCATTGTTGGTGTAATACCTGTAATCTGCAACAGCTTTTCTACATCATGTTGGTAGGCAAGAATCCATTCAGATAGTTGCTTACCAATACCACCTTCTAATTCATCAAAGGTTTTGTTAGTATTTACCTTACCGCCTAGAAGAGATGATTTGTAGAAGAAGTTACCTGTGTGAGAATATACTTGAACGAGGTCAAATGGAGTGTACATTGAACCTGCGATACTATTAATGTTCAACGCTCCAATATCAATCGCAATACCCTTAGGAGCAGCCGCTAGTTTAGCCGCTTGTAATTTAAGGTGATTGATTTGTAGAGAGTCGTAAATTGGGATAGCGGTTTCGGTAATTGATTTACCAGGAATTTTTTCAAAACGATAAGAGATTTGAGGCTTTTGTTTGCTCACTCTCTTCATATTCTTTTGCTTACCACCCACTGTGATGTTTGCCCCTGGCATGAAGTAACCTTCATAAATAACATGGGCATCAACAATAACTGTTTTCTTCTTGTCAGTATTTACATATTCCCCAAACTTGTCTGAGTAGAATGTGTGAATACCATCACGATCTTTCTTTTTATAGAACTGAGTATCTTTTGAAATGTATTCAAACTCAAGAACGTCTACAAAAAAGTCATCGTAACGCATACGGTCTGTTAGAGTGTCACGTTGTGAGTACCAAGACCAACCATATCTGTCATTTGAGTAAGTTATATCAAATGCCCATTTGGCAATTCTATTAACTTGCTTTTCAGTATCTTCTTCACTCCAACCGTTTTGGATGAGCAAATCTCTAACTTGAGGAATGCTATATTTTTCAAAGTGACCTGCAAATGGAGTGTTGTCTCCTTGAGATTCATCTGTCCACGCACAAATAAATTTAGCCGCATCAATGTACTTCACCTTTGCCATTCCTGTGTGAGGGTCAGTATAATCCTTGCAAACCATAAAGCTAAAGTTGATTGCATCGTCTTTTAACTGACGTTCAATCTTACTCCAATCACTATTTGTAAAGCCTAACTCAATCAATTTCTCTAAAGTAATTTCTAAGTTTTGCTTAAATCCACCAAGACTTTCAAATACATCTAACTCACCAGAGTCTTGAGGAAGAAATTCTCCTTCACCAGCTTGAGGCATTCCAATCTCTTTCATCAACGGTTCCATCTTTGACTTAACGTAAAGTGTTGCCTTGTCTAGTGCTTTCTTATTTTTAATCTCTGGGTTAATACAATCAACTTGAACTCGTTGATTATCAGTACCTACTACAGAGTGAATAACTCTTTTTAGTTCGGGGGCAATTGAGAAAATCTCAAAGTTCATGTTGGCATACCCCTTTCTACGAATACGTTGTGCTTGTGGATTGGGACTTGACGTACTTGATTTCTCTTCCCCACGTTGAATCCACATATCGATGTACTTCTGTTGGTTTTGTCTCCCTTCAGAATAGTTCCTGATCTCAAACAAACGAGCGATATCTTGTCTACCGAAATAAGTTTTGTTATTTTCGTAACGATAAAAAATAGCACGACCAATTTGTGACAACCAGTTGTTGTCTTTCTTTTTAGGATCAATATCATCCTTCGGCCACAAGATAGTATATTCGCTCATACTTTAATAATAATCAAATGTATCAAAAAGTTTTGAATCTATATTCATAGATTGCTCATTTAATTCTACAAATTTAGGGTAAACTGACTTACTTCCCAAAAGTGCGTAGCCTCCTGCCGCAAATAAATCGTATTTTGTCATTTCTTGTTTACCATCGATGTTAGCACACTCCTCTAAAATCTCAATGTGGTTTTCTCCTTCCACACCATTTTTTAGGTAATGTTCCCAACTATCAAAGATGTCTTGCTTTGCAGAATTGCTTGAACCGTCCGTAGTAATCCTACCCGGCAACGGCTTTCTGAATCCATTCTCATCCATGTCGTACAAGAGATACCCTCGTAATCCCCACTCTAAAAACTTCTCGTAGAGGATGGTAATATTCATCTCGGGGTATAGCATCGCTCCAAAGAACATACAAGCCTTTGCCATGTCATCGCAATACTCTTCTCTTCCAACATCTCTTTGTTTATAAGTGAGGACAAACTTATCTGACGCCCACATACCTCTTGGCTTAATGAGTAGTCCTGTGTCTCCATCAAGATGCTCATCCTTTTTGTAGTACATTGCACCTGCGTTGTAAGACTTCTTCTTACCACTCACCTCGTGAGATTCGTACTTGGCAGGGTCAGCTCCCATTACAAACTTGTTCATAACGGTCCAACCAGGCTTCCAAGATTCCAACTCCGAGTCCCACTCTTTTATGTTTCTCGCTCCTGCTGGAGGAAGGAAGGATATGTTAAACTTACCCTCGTCATCCTCAACTAATTTTACACGAGAGCATCTTCCGTT